GGACCTACTAACGTCGGTAAGTCTATCTTCTTAGGTAATATTGCTTCTAATATGGCTGAACGTGGGTTAACTACTGTTCTTATTTCTCTTGAAATGCCTGAAATGATGTATGCTAAACGTATTAGTTCACATCTATCAAAAATACCTATTAAAGATATCCAGCAACAGATTAAACCTTTAGAAAGCTACTTTCAAGAGGTATCTGAACAACGTAAACAAAAGTTAATTATTAAAGAATTCCCACCGAAATCCATTACTATAGGTGGTATTAGAGCCTATCTTGAGTCTTTAGTAAAGAGTGGGATAAAACCGGATATACTGGTGATAGACTATCTTGGACTGATAAAGGCGAGTAGCGGTGATAACTCTTACGAGCAAGGCAAATCTACAGCAGAAGACTTAAGAGCTCTTTCTTACTTCTTTAGTATACCTATAGTGAGTGCTATTCAAACTAACCGTGAAGGTATGGAGAAACCAAGCCTGGATACCGTAAGTGAATCTTTAGGTGTTGCGTTTACTGCAGACGTTGTTTGGTCTATTCATCAAGATGAAGGGGATCAAGAGCTTGGCATTATTAAAGTCGGTGGTATTAAGAATCGTGTTGGACCTAAACATGGAGCAACAGCAATGAGAATTGATTATAATACATTATCACTTTCAGAAGAAAAAGACTATATCGGCCTTGCCAATAACGATAGTGATGCCGATGAAATGACAAGTTTGGAAAGAAGACTTGAAAAAATAGGCAAGTAAGTTAAATAAGTCTTATGAGTGCCAAGAACATATACGTTTTTACAGACATCGATTTAGATGGCTCCACAAGCTTATTGGCACTACACTGGGGACTTAATGCTAAAATTGGCGATTTAAAATACAAAGCTACTACTATCAGTAACTTAAGAAGAGAGTTGTTAAGGTGGTTAGAGGAAGATAATTTTAGCAATTATGATGAGGTATATTTTTTAGACCTCGACACAAGCAATTGTGCTGACTTAATTGACAAACCAAATGTTACTATTATAGATCATCATCTTACTCATGTACAGGCTATAGAGAAAGGTGCATACAAGAACGCTAAATTAAACGTTATTGAGTTTACGTCTTGTGCTAAGCAAATCTATAAACACTTTAAGACATTGATACCTGGGTTTGAAAAGGTATTAACTGCAGAACAAAAACTACTAATAGCATTAGCAGATGATTACGACAGTTATCAATTTAAGTTGGACGACTCTTATAACTTAAATTGCTTATTAACAAATACACAAAAGACTTTAGATAAGACTCGTACAGATAAATTTGTTGAACGTTTTTACAATGGTTATAATGGTTTCAATAAACAAGAGCTTAATATAATTAAAGAATANATTACCGGAAGAGATGCAGCTATTAAAGCTCTACAAGTATTTTCAGGTAACGTTAGTATCAGTAAACAAGACGTAAAGATTACTGGTACAACAGGCACCAAGTACGTTAATGACGTGTGTGACTTTTTAATTAAAAAGCATGATTCAGATGTTGTGTTTTTCGTTAACACTAACAATCAGCATGTATCTTTTAGAAAGAAAAAAGGATGTAATGTAGATATGTCAAAACTTGCTAACAAGTTGTGCGAAGGNGGTGGCCATGAGTATGCAGCTGGAGGTAAAATTACTGATACTTTCATGGAATTTGTTAAACAATTAACCCCCATTGTAAAATAATATGTCCGGTGTAATAGGTGCATTAGAACAAGCAGTGCTTAGCAATCCACTTGATGTGCTTATTGAGGACGAAATTGAAACAGAGCTATTGAAATTCAGTTCGTTTTGTTCTATCATTCATAATAAAAAACTTAATAATGTAACAGTCTTTTCGTTAATTGTTAAGAACAAGATNTACAAAAAGATATACATGCGGATGATTCAAGTAGAGAATGAAAAAGAAGCAATAATGCTATTTTTACGGTATAATTCTAACCTTTGCCGTAGCAAAGTTGTGAAAGAGGTACTACAATCGTAGTACTAATGAACGTTCCGCAAATTTATAACACATACCTAAGCATTTCCCGTGGCTCTTTGAATAAGCCCTGGAAGGCACGGCAAGATTTTGAAGGGTTTGATAAAACACCAGATGGGTTTATTTGCAAGAGATTGGAATTGTTTTTTAAGAAATTCCCACAAATAGATCCTAAAGAATTCTTTAAAGCTCCGTATATTGCTTATAAAGATGAAGAGCATTTCCCTCTTAATTTTTATACTACCCAGAAAGCTATTGCAATATACACTACAGTCTTAAAGCAGAAGTCAGAAGAACTACCTGACACACCGGATCAAATCGCTAATATTAAGAAATCTTTAAAGCATATTGCTACAACGTGCTTAGAACAAAAGATTACATTTAATCAGTACTGTAAAACTAANGAAGGATATACATACAAGTCGTTTAACGACTACAACAACAAACTAATCAACATATATGTGTTAATTAAGTTGCCTTTCTTTGAAACTCAGCTAAACTCTCTTAACCCTCAAGATAAAGAACTTTACTTGAAAGACGTAGCCAATAACATTTCGAAATACAAAATGAGATTGAATACATCCACTAAAGCAAAGAACCTTATCGACGAAGGTCTCAAATTAATAATAAAAACTACAAATACTATTGATAAAACTAAAATATAAACTAAAATCACAATACGACTATGAAACCTACGTTTAACGCAAATATGTTTGACAGTATCAAGAATGCTCTTGAGTCTGCCAAAACCAAACAAACCGGTGGCAATTANAAGAATATCTTTTCTATTGCTAAACCAGGNAATTATGTAGTACGTTTACTACCTAATATCAANAATCCAGGTGAAACATTCCTACATTACTTTCATCACGGTTGGAACAGTATCGCAACCGGTCAATATGTTAGTGTAACATCTCCTTCTACTTGGGGNGAACGTTGCCCTATCAGTGAACTATACTTTAAAGTACTACGTAGTGGTACACCAGAAGAACAAGAACGTGCTAAAGCTAATCTACGCCGTAAAGAAAACTGGTACGTTAATGTTTATGTAGTTAATGATCCTGTAACACCAGAAAACAACGGTACTGTTAAAGTATTACGTTTCGGTAAACAATTAAACAAGATCATTGAATCAGCTATTAGTGGTGATGATTCTACCGAATTCGGTGCAAAGATCTTCGACTTNAGCGAAAGCGGTTGTAACTTACGTATTAAAGCGGAATTAGTATCTGATAAGCCAGGTGCACCTAAGTACCCAACTTATACAGCTTCTAAATTCTTAGCACCTTCTGCTATTGAAGGTTTAGATGAAGATAAGATTCAGAACATTTATGATAGTATCTTTGATCTCGATACCTTTGTAGAACACAAGACACCANCTGAATTACAAACGTTTATTGATACTCATTACTACGGTGAAGAAGCAGCTCCTGTTGCAACACCTGCAGTAGAAGAGGAAGATGATGTTCCATATGATACACCAGCACCTAAGACAGCAGTAAAAGCTGTTGCTAAGGCACCGGTTAAAGCTGCTGTATCAGAAGATACAGACGCAAGCGATGACAAAGTGAAAGCGCTTCTTGATGGTCTTGACGACTTATAATCTAAATGACTGAAGAACAAAGAAGACAGCAAATTATGCAAGCACGTCAGCAGGTCCAACAAAGACCTGCTGCACCTGCTATGTCTGATGCTGAAGCTGAACAATTAGCTGCTCAAACTCAAGGCTTAACGCAAGAGCAAATGATTGCTATTGCTATGCTTGGTAAAATGGTGTCTAATGATATCGGTGGCATTAAAAAGAATGCTATCGGTGATTCCTTAAAGGTTACTGATGTGGATATGTCTAAAGTAATGCCTTCAGGTATTGCTAAGGCTATGGGAGTAGTTCAAACACCTCAACGACCACCACAACCAGTACAACAACCATATATACCTCAGCCTGCACCTCAAGCTGTTCAACAACCAGCACCTCAACTCTTTACACCACCAATAGTACAACAACAAGTACAACCGGTTGAACAACCGTTTTTTGATCCTAATCAACTTGAGTTCGACTTAAACAAACAAGCTCGTTATGAAGATATCATAAACGCTATTGATAAATTAGAGAATAAGGTTAATATGTTAACAGATAAAATTAACATGTTAGTTGACGCTAATAATAAAAAAAAACCGAAGATAACAAATGGAACTCAAGCTGGCTAAAAAAGATTTTGCCGATAATTTTTTAAACATTATCAGTAAAGCTGTAGACGTAGCATGTATTAAGGTCACTAAAGAAGGCCTGTATGTACTATGTAATAAACCTGATACAAGTATTATCTTATTAGGTAAATACAACTGTGCTTTAGATGTTGAAACGGAACAATCCCTCAATATAGGTGATATTAAGAAACTCTTAAGAGTTGTAGACTGTATTGAAGATGATAATATTACTTTTAAAATTAATAGTAATCACCTTTTACATAAATCTGATTCTATTCAATTTAAATATCACTTTTTAGATGATACAGCTGTTCCTAAGGCTTCAATTAAGAAAGATAAAGTAGAGGCTTTACAACTCGATACTTTTTTTGATATTGAGTATAGAAAACTACAAGAAATACTTAAAGCAAGTTCCTTTACTACTGAAACTAACAAGATATACCTATACGGTCAACCTGATGGAGTGTATTGCGAATTAGGTGATAAAGAATCTGCTAATACTGATAGCGTATCACTTAAAGTAACTGATAGAATAGAAGGTCAACCACTAACACAAGTAATACCATTTAATTTAGATATTTTTAGAGTATTAACAGGCGTAAAATTTGATACTGCAAGAGTGGGTATTAATCTTAAATTAAAGATTATGTCATTCTATGTAAAACCTACACCTGAAACTGAATTTAAGTTTATTATATCGGGGTTAGTTAAATAATGGCTAATAAATTAACAACTCAAAGCTATTTTATAAAAAGACTTAAAGACTCTGGTTATATGGTCTATAAGATTTTTGATGAATATGGAGAAGCTGATCCTCGTTCCTGGACTGTTATGATTGATCCAGGTAACGCATCAGTATTTTGTACCTGCTATGTTAACCATGAAGGTATGTTTGGAGAAACGTTTTTTGAGTTTTATGATGGTGGTCAATTTATTCCTGAAAGGTTTAAGTTGAAAACCGACTCAATTGAGGTTATAATAAGCTATTTAGTAAAATACGGAATTAACAATAAAACTGAACTATATCAAACACGATAATTTTTAAATATGTCACAAGAGATTAAACACCCAACGCTTCCTACAGCTAATAGTAGTATGATTACTACAGAAGAAGATAGGAAAGCTATTATTGATAAAGCGACTGAAGCTTATTCAACGTTCCTTGATGCTTTACGTATTGATTGGCGTAATGACGTCAACAGTGC